CTTAGCCCAGTAAGAGCTTTGCGAGTGTAAGCTCTGGAGTGGTCACTGACTGAAATCGCGATACAGTATCACGCTAGACGACTTTGTGGAAGATTCGGTGTGCTAAAATATTTAATGGCGCAGCACGGATATAAACGGCGGATGGATGTGGCATGGAATGTCATAGGAGAGTGTACAAACCATATGTATTGTGATTGTACTCTGCGCGTGATGATTAGGGATGTTCGCTTTGATAAGTTCGAGTTTGTGGTTTCGCGTATGGCAGGCAAATATCGAAGGACTAGTGATGATATGTATTTCTTTGCTTTAGCTCAGATTGCTGCAGTGTTTGGTTATTCCGAACATATTTTGACCCGTCATAACATGGATGTGAACACTGTGCTTAAAAGCATAATGTTGAATGTTGCTCATAGTAAGAATATGGTGAAAATCCCACCATTTATATTGCACAACGTTGTGCCCAAGTCAGTTGGATTGTTCCCTTCATGTCATCCAATACTCATGGCATACCGGGCGTGGGACTTGCGCTACTTTTCTAAACTAGGTATTGATATTATGCATAACAATTGGGTTAATTACATCTGGAAAGATGCACCGCGCCATGGAATTCGTGGGTTGCCGTGGAAAACTGATCGTGACCCCGTTCCTGAGGGAGAGGTGGCAGTGGATAGAGTACCATCCTTGAAGACTATGCTCATGCAAAGGTTATCCGTATATAATACAACATTTACAGGTGGGGATCATGGAGAATACACAGTGTGTACTTTAGACGGATTGTATCCCAATAAGCTTTATACAGGTCTCCAGCGTCACGATATGCCGACTCGTGATGCCAATACGTTTGCTAAAAGTCTTTATCCTTTGATTGTACCGGCTATTACAATGATGCAGGAATATATGGGAACCGATAAATTTTTGAGTATATATGATTATGACCCATATAAGGATAGATCAGATGCTATGCCTACTACTTCTAGTTCAGGGCTTCGCTCAGGAGAGTCACGTATAGAAATGGGCCCTGACGGTATACGTCGCACATATTCTACAACAGGTAAGAAAATTGAGCAGCGAACATATATATTACGTCAGCATAGGAGTGCTATAGATGCTGCACTCAAAGGTGACATTCTTGAGAATCCTGATCCTGCGTCTATGGTCACCCCGAAGGTTGAAACTGCCAATAGTAGTAATATTCAAGATTGGGCAGGTCCGTGGAACAAGTCCATAAAGATGTCAGCATTCTTAGGTAAATACCGTAATTTTATGATAGGTTTTGGCACCAATTACTTGGATGAGCAGCATGTGTGTGGATTACGTCAAAAATTAGAGCGTGGAAAGATGATCCGAATCGGCCAAAAATGGTGGCATGGTGGCGCTCAAGAATTCTTTTCCTTTCTTAAGGGAGAGGATCCCGATATGGTGTTTGGTGATGGCGATGTTGAGAATTTTGATAATGCAGTTCACCGGGTCTTGATGGAGATTTATATGTCTCAGAGTGGTGTGTACTATAATTTTAATGATCCTATTACAAAAAAAGCATATTATATCATGCTGCGGCGTGCAATAAAAACTCTTACAGCTAGGATAACCCATTTGTATGGTAATGAATGGCGAGTCATCTATGGAGGAATGCCGTCAGGTGTTTATTCGACTTCTCATGGTGACTCTTGGATTCTTGGGTTCTTATTTTGGTTATTTGTGTGTCATGTCATGCATTGCAATCCCTCAATTCGTAAGAAAATTCGAGTGCTGTTTAAAGATGGAAAAATTGTAATTGTGGTGTATGGAGATGATCATATAATAGGAGTGCACAGGTCTATTCATTCTATGATTAGTGAGGAGAAATTTGCAGAATTTATTGGAAAATTTTTTGATATGAAGACTAAGGATGTGCGCAATGATGTAAATTTTCTTTCGATTCCTAATGATCATGGCACACTTAATTTGAAAGGAATAGTTTTTTTACAGCGTTATTTCATAGGTATTCCCTCTCATTTTACTGCGCACCCGCGTATGCCTCAGGTATATCCCTACCGTCCTATTACTAAATATTATTGGAAGCTGCCTTTTGGTGGCGGTGAAAAGAGGTCGGTAGTTGATTTGATGATGGCGTGTATAGGTAATGTGTACGATACAATGGGTACTAATCGGCTAGCCTACGAATTCTTTCTGTTTATGTTTATGATATTGAAGAAAATTAGTGGAATCACTGATATAAGAAAGCATTTTCTTGCACGGTTAAATGACTTAGAGGAACGTGATTTGATAAAGTTGTTAAATAAGTCTGGAATTTCACTTGAAGACATACTGGAAGGGTTTCCCACATTACATAAGCTTGAGAACATGCATATGATTGACACTGAATATACCCATATTACACAGTATGAAGATACTGTAGCGATGTAAATAATCAAATATAAAAAAA